ACTCGGAATGTCGATATCCCTGAACTCACCCGGCTGGATGGGCGAGTCGTCCTGCGCAATCCGTGCCCCCTTCGCCTTGAAGCCGCCGGGCAGGTTAGACAGCGTTCCAGCGTCGATAAGCTGCCTCAGGAGCGACGTGGAAGCCTTCGCAAGGCCACCAATCATGTGCGTCAGGCCTAAGCCGTAGAAACCAAGGCCGGGGAGGAACTTGTAGTGGACAAAATATGGGTTCTGACGCCGCAGAGGGTCGTTTTCCTCGTAATTTCTGCGGATCGCGAGAACCTTGTTCGTCTCCTTCAGGATCGTGACGATATACGGCAGCTTCAGGCCAGTTTCTTCGCCATTTTCGTTCACATCCTCAAATCCGGGGAGATCCAGATCGGTGTGAACCTCGTATATAGTCAAGTCAGTGGACGCATTCCCCGGCAAAACGCCCTGAATGTCGTCCACAGCCTCCTTCACCCCCGTCATATCGACGTCAGGATAGGTTGAAGTCGGCAGATCAATGTCGCGGTAGAACCCAGCAAGCTGAAGTTTGCGGATTTCGTTCGCATCCATCACGATCCGGTGCGTAATCCGCGTCGCAGTGACCAAATCCGTCGCCCCATAGGGCACGATCAGGTCTTCCGCATGCACGAACTTGCTCATCGCGCGGTTTTTCAGCGGGTCGAAGTACACCTTCTTGAACGTCGAGCCCACAATCGGGAGATAAAAGAGCATCTGATCCATCTCAGGATCATACTCCTCCATCTCGTAGGTGATCTGGTAGTTCATGTACTCCTTGACGCGCTCAGCCTGCTTCATAAGCTGCTCGCTCTGCGCGCCAACAACGTCCACACGAACCGGGCCACCAGCCGGAAGCAACTCCCTGTACGCCTGAGCCTGAAACTGCGTCACAGCCTCGGCCAAAACAGGGTGAACAACGCCGCTCGAACCCTCAAAAGGCTCCGTGCGCTCCTCATACTTCATGCCCAGATAGTTCAGGCCCTCGCGATACGTCTCTTCCCACTCCTCGCGAGAGGCAAGATCGTCCTCAATGCGACCCACAAGCTCAGACGCAATGCGCCCAAGGTCCATGTCGTCAACGGCATCAGCCAAATTGCCGTCAAACGGGACGTCAATCATGGGCTCCTCGTCCATGATCTCGCCCACAATGGCACTGCCATCGTCCATCTGGAGCACATTCGGGCTCTCAGGCAACTCAACAAGATCCACAGGAGCGCCCTGAGCCTCGTCAACGAGCCTCTGGATCACTTCCATGGGCAGGCCACCGGGGCCAACATCAGGTTCAATCGCCATTCTTCATCTCCCAAAGGGTGTTGGGGCAGGGAGCGTTCAACTCGGGGAGGCTTAGAGGAACGCAAGCACCGCCAGTTCTGGGAGGGGGAAGCTGGCAGACACCCAGCATCCCTGCCCCAACCTCGTTCTTTCTGACAGAATCAGAAAACATCCTTCATACCACCCTCGATGGCCTCATTATCGTCCATGTCATCATAGTCGGTAATGGGTCCACCGGGCTCATAGGCATTGCAGATGTTCTCAGCGGAGCACACAAACGCAAGGCGCTCACAGTAGCCAACACCATCTTCCAAGCCAAGGCCGCTGGAAATGCACGACATCATGTCAGCCTTGACGTTGAAGTAGTCGCAAATGCCGCACTTCGAGTTCTTCTGTTCCCAGCCCTTGATCGCAGGGCCGTAGCTATACTCGTCGATAGCATACTGCCGGTTTTCCGCGTTCATCTCCGGGTCTTGAGTAGCAGGAGGACACTCGAACTCTTCGTCCTCGTCCTCCTCCTCCTCGTCTTCTTCCTCTTCGTCCTCGAAAAGATCCTCCATCTCATCCTCGTCAGGCACCTCAAGAATGGCACCCTCATCGTAGGACACCTGATTGATGCCCTTCGACAGTTCAGAAGGATCTATCTCGACGACGATCTTCATGGCTCAGCCCATCTTCTTCAGGGTCTGGGCAAGACGGGCGCGCTTGCCCATCTTGCCGGGTTTCTTGGCCGCAGCGGCGAGCTTCCCAGCGGGGATCTTCTCGCCCTTCTTCACGCCCATAGCCTTGCGCAAAGAGCCGGGCTTCTCAACCGCCTTCTGAATCCACTTCTCAGCCATCACTTCACCCCACGGAACTTGGTCCCGCGAAGAGCAGCGCCACCGCCACGGCATCCGCCGACCTCACCGCCCTCGGCGTAACGCTCTACTCCATCAGCGTATTTACCCTTCGTAGTATACGTCCGAGACGAATCCTTTCCACTACGAACCGTAACACGCTCTGTGCCAGAATCTGCCGAGTTTCTACCAGATTCCTGACCAGCCTCAGTGATAGACCGCTGAGTGCCAAACACTCGGCCACCGGACAGTGTCATGCCGCCATAGTCAGGCATTGCAAGAGGTTGAGCAGACCCAGAACGTCCAGAAGCAAGGACAACTCTCCCGGGATCACGAGGCTTCCAACTCTCCGTCTCCCGCTTGCCCTTCGCGGCACGGCCCTTGGAGATGGCATTCACATCGCGCTTGGCCATCACATCACCCCTTTGAACTTGCCGCCACGGCCAGCCATCACACAGCCACCGCCCTTGTAACCCTTCACCATGCCGCCGCCCATCATGCCCTTGGCGTCGTCATAGTAGTCAGCAGCCTCAAGGTCGCTGCCCTGCATCCGCATCACCGCGTCGTCAAGCTGACGTTGCCTGCTCAGTTCTCGACCGTAAGCGCCATGGCCACGACGGCTCGCAGAAGATGGCGTCTTCTTCTTGTCCTTCATTTCCTGATCCCTTTCATGGCCAGAATCTTGTGAATGTTGATCTCGCCCCGCTTCTCAGCAGCAGCAGCCATCTCCTCCTTGCGCGCATTATATCGCGCAATCGCAGCCTTCGGCTTCGATAGCTTCTTCGGAGGCTTCATCCCACTACCCCTTCAGTAGTAGACCCGCTTGCGACGACGATACATCATTTCTTCATCGTCGTCACGATAGTCATTCGGCGCAATGACAAAACCACCCTGCCGAAATCGCAGTATAGCCTGCGTCATCGTGTCAGCCAAGTCATCATGGTCCCCATTCGGAAACGCAGCGCACTCCTCAATCATCTCCTCCGCAAATTTGGTGTCAGGTGCCCACACCAAGCCACCCTCAAACATCGGGGCACACGCATTCATCCGCGTCATCTTGTCCGCGCCCCTGCTCGGCGTGAACGGCGTCACAGGAATCCCAATGCGACGCAACTCCTGCGTCAATGGCGCACCACTCGCCTTCTGCTCAATCAAAACCATGTCAGGGCGGTAAGTGTCGTAAAGCTCACGAGCCATCGACTTCAACTCAGGGAACTCCCAACGCCCACTCACAGCGTCCAACAAGATAATCCCTATCTCGTCGTCCGCAGGCTCAAAAATCCCCCACGTCGATATCGCGCTCATGTCCGAACGCTCGCTCACACTAAACGCCGTGTCGTAACTCTGGATCACATACTGACACACAGGAGGATCCTCATCCTCCCACTTCTTCCACCACTCACGCTTGATAATCGCGCCCTCTTCCGAGGTCGGATTCTGCATGTACTGAGCATTCCACTTCGCCAAAGGAATAGTGGCCTTGACCGCCTCTAACTCCTCCAACTTCCAATACTCAGGCCATAAAGGCTTCCCACTCGGCAAAATCGCAGGGAACTCGACAATCTCCCACTTGTCAGCCCCACGCTCCGCCTGCTTGTGCAACACACGCGACACCAAGTCCTTCACAGACCAGCGCGTCATCACAATGATAATCGCACCGCCGGGCTGCAAACGCTGCCTCGGACCAGACGTGTACCACTCGTAAACCTTGTCCAACTCAGTCGGACTTAACGCCATCTGCTCAGAAATCGGGTCATCGATAATCGCCAAGTCAGCACCGCGACCAGCCAGCGCGCCCCCAACACCGACCGCATAATACTCGCCTCTCTTATTAGTGCTCCAACGCCCACTCGCCTTAGCATCCGACGCCAACTTGACATCAGGGAATACATCACGAAACTCCTCGCTCTCGATCAAACCCTTGACCTTGCGACCAAAACCTACCGCCAATTCAGCCGTGTGCGTCGCCTGAATGATCTTCTTCGTCGGATCCCGCCCCATCAACCAAGCCGGAAACAAGTAACTCGCAAACTCAGACTTCGTGTGTCTCGGAGGCATACACACAATCAAACGCTTCAGCCGACCCTCAGCAACATCCTGCAACTTCTTCGCATAAACCCGGTGATGCTCGCCCTCCACAAAGTTGGGCCAAACATGCTTCACAAAGGTCATGAAGTTCTTCTGACGCTCCTCACGGTCCTCAAGCTGCTTCAAACGCTCGATCATCGGAGCTACTTCCTGTAGCTCCTGCGTGCTCAAATACCTCCCAATCTTCTTGAACTGGTTCATGGAACCTGCAACGCAGACAACCCAGACAAGAAGCCGTCAACCGCACTGTCCAACCGCGTAGCACCCTGCAATTGCGCCAGCCTCTGCTCACGGCTCATCGTCGGACGAGCACCCATCTCAGGAGCACGCATCCTCGGCTGAGGCTTCGGCGTCAACGCTTCAACAGCACGCGCAACAGCAACCTCAGTCGGCCTCTTGCCACCAACCCCAGAAGGCCGAGCAGGAGGAACAGGAACAGGCTCACGCCCATTCAAGATAAAGTCCACATACTCCCGCGTCTCAGCAATGTCAGGAACACCACCAGCAGCCCTCACACGACCAACACCAGCGTTGTACGCAGCAGTCGCCTTCTTCTCGTCGCCACCAAACTCACGCAACAACGCACTGAAATACTCAGCACCAAACCGCAAACTCTCAGCAGGGTCATACGGGTTCTCCAAAGGTTTCACACCAAAACCCGGATCCCGCGCCGTGTCAGGCATCACTTGCGCCAAACCCATCGCACCCTTCGGACTCCGAGCCATCGGATCAAAATTGCTCTCACGCAAAATCAACCGCTCAAACAAATCAGGACGAATCCCAAACCGCTCAGCCTCCGCACGCGCAGCAGCACGATAATCAACCGCACCGCCATCCTTCATCAAACGCGCACCACGCTGAAGGCCAAAGAAGTCAACGTTCGGCAACACATTACCAGTCGCGCCAGTGGTCACAGTCGCACCCGTCGAAGGACCAACCGTAATCCGGTCAATCACCTCCTGTATCGTCTCGCCAGAACCCGGCGTCGGACCAGTCGTCGTCGACTCCTCTTCCTCCTC